TCTGCGCCATTTGCGGATCGCCATTGATCGAACCGATGAGCGAAGCGCCACGGTCGCCGAGCATGGAGTTGCCAGCCGCGACGATGCCAGCCGCAACATCTCCGCCAGCGTCGGTGGCCGCCGTAGCGTTGAACAAACGCCGAGCATCCGAAACCGGGACTTGCCGGGTGTAGAACTCCGGCCCGAGCGGATAGCCTTGACCCGGATGGGCGCGCATCCACTGCTTGAACTCGGGCATGGCGCGTGTTTTCAGCGCCTGGTCGATGCTGGTGCCTGCCGGATCGATCCCGCTCTGCGCCAGATAATTCTTGATCTGCGCATCAGGAACGTCGGATACGAGCATCCGTCCGACCCTCTGGCCGACCGCCTTGAGCATCGGATCGATCTGAGCGCGGGTTTTTGCGCCGCCATTCAGCTGGAGATCGGGCTCCGGCCCCCGGTCTTGCTGAGCCTGCTGCGGCGGAACCGGCGTGACATTGCCGTTCGCGTCAGGAACGCCGCCGAGAATCTGGATAGCCTTGGCGCGTCCGTTGTCGGCCAATTCCTGAAGCGTCTGGATTTTCTGTTCGATTGTCGCATCGCGGTCGTTCGACTGCGGCAGATACGGGCCAACGGCCTTTTCCGCCTCACGTTCGGTATTGAGCTGACCGCCGGTAAAACCGAGCGTCTGGCCGACGATTCCACGCGACGCATTGGCCTTTGTGTCAAAGTTCTTGTTGGCCGTATAGGGCAAATAATCCTGAAGGCCGCGGATGCCATGCGTCGAGCCGGGGCCCACTGTGTAAAGCTGGCGCAGCTCATCCACGTTCTGCTGAAGCTGCTCGGCAAAGCGATAGCCTTCGAGCGCCTTGGCGCGGGTGGCAGCGTCGATTTTCGGACCGCCGCGAGAATTGAGCTCGGCAGTCTTTGCTTCGGCGATCGCCTTGTCGCGGTTGGCGCGTGCGACATCCAAAGCATTTGCAGCTTCGGCGGCCTTGATCTGCGCGTCGGCCTGCGCGGTCTGCGGTGCATATTGCGATGCAGTCGCTTCGTTCTGCGCCTTCTGCACTTGCGGCGCGAGGCGCGGATCGGTGAGAGGAGACTGAGCTGGATTGGCGTAGCCAACCACGCGCACCTTGCCGCCCGGCAGTTCCTCATAAATCACGCCATTCTGGGTGAACTGGCCCATCAATAACCCCTTCTGCCCGTCTCGAACTCGCGAATGGCGGCTCCGAGAGGTCCGATCATCCCGGCGTCCAGCGTTGAGGTGGGACTAACCCCCATCCGCTTCGCGACGTAACCGATGTAATTGTTGACCGACGCATCGCTGTTGTCGCCGCCCCGCGACTTGCGGGGAGCGTAGGTTTCGACGATGCTTGACACGTTGTTCAGCCCGCGCTTGAGATAACGACCGAGCAAGGCTTCCTGCGCCTGAATGCCTTCCTGCGGCGAATCGAACCGCTGGAACTGCATCGAACCAGGAACGCGCAACGCGCCGGGATTGTTAGTAAGGAAAGTTGCCGCTGACGTTGCCGCCAGCACCTCCATGCCTGCGGGGATCGTCCAGCACTGCGCCGATCTGCGGCATGTTCTGAGCGCCAGCCACAGCCGAATATGGCATCGGCCCGTATGGCGTCATCACGACCGGGTTCGCCATTGATTCCGCCTTGCGGCGCATCAGATCGGCGTATTGCGGCGTTCCGGGCTGATATCCGCCAGCAACGGCAACACGCTCGAACTCGGAATCGCTCGCAGTCGGATGCGCCAGCCTATAGTCGTATTCCTGCTTGAAGTCGGTAAAGTCGTCCTGACGCTTGCGCTGGTATTGAGCTTCTTCCCTTGCCTGCTGCTGGCGATCAAACATCGCCTGCTGCATCATCCGCATGTTCGCAATGCCGACCGGGTTGCCCTGGCTCGCGAGGTATCCGTTCAGAGCCGCGACGATCGCCTGACCGACGCCAAACTTGCCATCGCCACCGAACATGCCGCCGCGCTTGGGCATCTGCGGCATCTGCGCTGTCAGGTCCTGTATCGACGGACTTTGCGCCGGAACCAACGGCGGCTGACTGAACGGCATTCCGAACATTATTCGAGGCTCCCCAAAGTGCCGTAGTTGACGCCCGCATATTGACCGATGAAGTTGGGCACGAACGCCCGCGGACGCAGCTTCTCCACCTCATCGGCGATCACGCCGCGAACCTCTGGGCCGTCCGGATCGGCTTTCCAGTTCCAGGTGTAGAGCCCGAGCCCATCCTTAGCTTCACCGACCTTGCGGATGTTGGTCTTGAGCCTGCGATCCGAGGCAAGAATAGCCGCCGAGCCAATGGATGCGCCCGCGCCAAGCAGGCTGTTGAGCCATCCGCCCGGCTGCTGTCCGGTCTGCGTTCCAAACCCGCCAACCATGCCCCCGAGATTGCCGAGCGCCTGCGTGCCGTAGTAAGGTAGCTGCCCCGCCAGCTGCGTAGCGCCCAGTAGCGGCGTGTAACCGGCGAACCGCGCCGACTGATATTGCGGCAGCATCCCCGCCGCCTGCGTCATGGCGTTGCGCTCGTTGGAATAGTCCTGGTAGCGAAGGCCGTTCTCCGCATCGGCAAGGCCCTTGCTGAGCTGATACTGGTTCGCCCCGCCTCCTGTGCGTCCGGCCTGTGAGAAGGTCGAATTGACCCGTCCGCCGACATCGTTCGCGGTCTGGTCGATCATCCCTTGCATGTAGGGGTTCGCCTGCCCCAGATACTTGCCGCCGAGAACGTCGTTGAGATAGCCGGTTCCGGCCTGCAACATGCTCGTGTCGCCAGCCGCAGAGGTGAGGCCCGGAAGGATGCCGGTCAGTCCGGTTTCGAGGTTCTTGAGGTTGCCCGCATTGCCCTGAACGGTGCTGACGATATCGTTCATGCCCTTGCTGAGCGGGCCGACTGCCCAGCTCGGCGGCTCGCTCGTGCTCGTGCTTTTGGTGCTCTTCTTCCCGATCTGAACCTCCGCGCGTCAGGCCCCCGCCTGTCCCTTCGCCAAAATGCTTGTCACACCAATACGCGAGTGAAGATCCACATGTCTTCGGTCTCGCCGTGCTTCACCCACCCCAGGCGCTCGATGCTCCGCATCCATCCGCGCCGGCCAATGGCGAGCATGTGCGCGGCTCCCGCCGCCGCAGCCCGCTCCCCAATCGCTTCGTCCAATGCCCTCAACCAGCGGCGGTGATCCCGCCCGCCGATTAGCTTCACCTCGCAAAACCGGACGCCCGTGGCATTGTCCGTGCCGAGCCATGCGGTTGCGACGGCCAGCAGTTCGTCCCCGTCCTCGATCGCGAACAGTGCTTCGTCGGGCTCGATGACATCGGCGAAGTCACCCCTTGCCCGCGCCGGTTCCAGTAATGCCTTCGCTTCATCCCACCGCGTCCATTGCGTCGGGTCGGGAATGGCGCGGATTTGCATCGGCACTCCCGCTTTGCGTCGGTGTTGAATTTCCGTTATTCAGACGGCGATGCGGATACTGAGAATCCTTGCCGATCCCCGAACCGTGATGTGGTGGGGCTTTGCCGTGTTCGTCGCGATGGCCGTCGGGGTTCTAAGCGGTATTGTTACGTTCGGTCAGGACTAGGGCTTCGTGAAGACCTTTGTCTCGTTCGTCACCCAAGTCCCTGACGAGGTAACGCTCCACGAGGTCGTCCACGCCCCTGTCGTCGTGTCGAGATATTGAACGTCAAATGCGGTCGGACCGCCATTGGTTGAACTGCCACTGATATTGATCGCGACTTCAGTCACAACCTTTTGGGATGGGAAGCGATAGCCGATCACCGCAGGGCTTCCCGCAGTTGGATGAAAGCCAGGCGTGTAAACTGTTGAGGTGTCGTCGAAGGCGAACTGCTTATTGCCGCCGTCGCCGAACGGATTGCCGCCGTCTGCGCTCGCGGGAACAGTTAGATCAGCGCCACCCGCCGTTGCTCTGAACTCCAGGGCCGTTATTCCGAGAAACGCGCTTCCGCCTTGGACGGCAGTTACCCTAAGCCTCCAGCGGGCAGACCCAGCAATAAGCGGGTCCGGCTTGGCGAAGATCAGCTGGGTCCGCGTCTCAGCTTCAAACGTGTCCTCAGCCCAATAAGTCACCCATGAGGATGTTCCCGTGTCAAAATATTGAACATTCAACGATGTAGGATTGCCGTTCAGGCCGCTGCTCGTGTAAGCGAATTGTCTCACATCCACGTTCGACGCAAAATCATACTCGATCCATTGTGGAAGAGTCGTCGTTCCGCTGTCCCAAATGGTGCCGCTATTGTTATCGAACGCATTGGCGGCTGATGATCCGGTATTCGTCGCCGATGCCAGAGCAGTTCCGCCGCTGCATTGGTCGAAACCGCCTACCGTCCCGCGCATTTCGATTTCTGTTGCGCCTACGTTACCCACCGCGCGCGTGGTCAGGACATTGATCCGCCACTTGCTCGACGGGCCGGAACCCCCCGCGCTAGCCGGATACGGAATAGACTGAACAATCATGCTGTGCGCTTGAGATGCGTCGCCACAAATCCCGTGACGCTGGATGCGCTCACCTTCAGCCACGCGCCCGCTTCAAGCGTTGCCGGAATGGTGGTCGAACTGAACGTGCCCGGTGCAGCCGCCGTTGACTTGGAATAAGCCAGCGTGCCCGTGCCGATCGCCGCGTTACCCTGATCGATGGTCATTGCGACGATTGCGGGAATGTAGAGGTCGCCGGCAGCGGTGAAGTTGGGAGCCCATTCCTTTGCGCTGGTGACGCTCAACGCGCCGCCAGTGAAGCTCAGCACCGTTCCGAAGCTAACCGATGACCACGTATTCGCCGCCGAACGATAATAGAGGTTGTTTGTGCCGGAGAGCGCGGCAATCGCGGTCAGGTCGCCGTCGAGAGGCTGGTAAAGCGCATCGCCCGCGGCCTTGTCCAGAATGTTACCGCTAGCCGAGCCCACTGCTTTAAGCGCGAATGTATCCGACGCAGTAAGGGCTGGGATGAGCGTTCCAGACGTATAGGTAAGTCCGGCAACTGCTGTCAGTGTGCCATCCAGCGGCTGATAGAGGCTATCCCCCGCCGCCTTGTCGAGAATGTTGCCGGTGGAAGAACCTACCGTCTTGAAGCTCACCGTATCGGCGGCGGTGAATACCGGAACCTGCGTCCCTGCGCTCCACGCCAGTCCAGCAAGCGCAGTCAAGGTGGCATCGGAAGGCTGATACGAACCGACCGGCTGATACAGCGTGTCGCCGGCTGTCTTGTCGAGGATGTTTCCCGCCGCAATGCCTACGGTCTTGAGCGTGAACGTGTCCGCAGCGGTGAGGGTGAGGACTTGCGTTCCCGCCGACCATGCCACCGCCGACAATGCCGTGAGCGTTGCGTCGGAAGGCTGTGCGCCGAGGGTGTTGTAGGAGATCGTCTGCGCCGCCGAGCCGTCGAAGTTCGTCCCCGATGCTGCGCCCGAACCGGAATTGTTGAACGTGACCGCGTTCGGGGTTGTCGAGGTCGGCGCGTTGTTGACCTTGATAAACGTCGCGCTGCTGGCGTTCCAGCAATAGGTGTTGCCGGTGTCCTCCTCGTGCCACAAGTAGCTCTGGCTCGGTCCAGATGCGGGTGTCGGCGGAGACGGCGTAAAGGCCAGCCTCTCCGCGTTCGTTCCCGACGCGAGAAAGCGGTTCAGCGTTGAGTCTGTCATTTACGGGTTCCAGGCGACCATGATGAGGCGTCCGGCACCGTCGCTGATGAGGACGGGCGGCTCTGCGCCACTGACAAGCGGGATGAACTGCGCCGCGCCGAACGTGTCGTCATTGGCGCGGTTCAGAAGGTAATTGATGGCGTTCCCGAACCGGGTGAAGATGTCGTTGGTCTGGAACGTCGGAACGTTGGGATAGAGGTTGGACATCAAACCCCTTTCGTGCTAGTCAGCGGCTATGTCTGAGACGTTGCGCGACAGGATGGCCCGGGCGATAGGGCGCTGCTCCACGCTGGACGATTGCTACGATGCGCTGGACGATGTGCTTACACTTATGCGCGACTTCGACAGTTCTGGTTTGAACAACTATGCTTCCGGAAGCTACTCACGTCGAAACATCGAAGCGTTTGTAGATGATATTATTGGCGATAAGTAACGCTCGCATAGGCATTCACCGCATATCCCCCGCCTCGAACTCGTATTCACAGCCCTGGACGTAAGACCACCTGGTTCCCGCAGGGATCGACCACTGGTTGTCGAAATACCGCCCGTTTGCCCTCAAGGGCATCTTCCCGTTGCTGCGCATCCAACCCGTCGAGACAAGGCTCTCGCCGTCCCCGGCGTTCAGCTTTGCGTTGATTGAGACCGAAGCGCTCGTGGCGTCCGTCACCATCCGAACGGAACGAAGTCTCGACCGTCGTCCGGGCGTAAGTTCGATGTTCTTTTGCACCCCACTGGCCTGCATCGGCGTGCCCGAGAGCGACCCGAGTTGGTTGCTTCCGTCCACCACCAGCAGAAGAGGATTACCACCCGCCAGCGAAGGATCATCTAGGCTGATCGGGATCGAATCCAGCCCTGACGGATAGGTCGCATCCAGCGAGTCAATCGAGACGTTCGACGTGCGCCCGGTAAGCAGTCCGGTTACGTCGGTTTCGATCGTTGACCAGCGCTGCAAGACCCAGTTGTAGGCGGTGATCCGCCCCGGTGTGCCCGGCATGGCCCAATAAACTACCGAGAGCCGCGGAGACACCGCGGCCCAGATGTTGGCGATGTCCTCCCGAGAATGGCGGGAGAAGAACCAGCGGTTGACCTTCTCATCTCCAATTGGGGTAACCGTCTCCCCGTCGCACATCTCGAACCCGCGCTCGGAAACGAAGAAGATCAGCCTTCCAACATTCGCGACCGATCCGGCCGCCATGCACCCGACCTCGGGCGAGATGACATCGAACTGGAAGATGACCGGCGGGCCGACGTAGGATACCCTGCGGATGGTGTTCTTTTGCAGGATGATCGCATATTCGCCGCCAACGATCCTGACCCCGGTTCCTCCGTCCAGAAGGGGCTGGAAGTCCGACTGGTTCTCGCCCGCCGTCCATCCGGTGCAGTCGTTGAACGCCGACCACACCGCCTGTGAATCGGCGGTGAGGCACATGACGAAATCCTTGACCGTGCAGACATCGATCGCATTGGCCGGCGCGTCGGTCAGATCCGAAGCCGTGCCCGCGATCAGCTCATACCGGCCCAGTTGCCCCCCGTTGGCATAGACCACGTTGTCGCCGAACTGCGCCAGATGCCACCGGCCTGACGTGACGACAGAGGCGATGTCCGACCATGCGCCGCTGTATTTTCGGAGCTTGGCAGCAGTGGCGGAAAGCAGCGTCGAATTGCCGTCCGAACCGATGAACGCACCACCCCCGACGAATGCACCCCCAAGTGATGACGTGACCGCCTGGAACGAGCCCACCGGAGCGTAACCGTTGGCGATTGGGAGGACGTTCTTTGCCTCGGTGAGCGCGTTGGAATGGGATGGGGCGGCGTCCGGCGTGAACTCGCCGAACGGAATTTCCTTCAGCACTTGGCGCGTCCGCCGACCTGTGTAACCATCGACGGCACCAATGGCCCCGCGCCGAACCGGTCGTTGCGCGAGGTCTTGTTAATCCGCTGCATCACATTGTCGAGCAGCGCCTTCCACTGCGCCGCCCTGACGGCGTTATCGAGGTGGCATTCGGCGTGGAACAGAGTGGCGTAAAGGTAGGCGTCTGGATGCTTCTGTAAGAGCCAATTGGACGGCGAATAAACCGACAGAGGCGCGATCCGCGCCCAGTAATCCATCGTCAGCAGGATCGTGCCGGACGGCGGTGGAACCAGCCTGATCGCGCCCGAGATCAGGGTATAAGCGACCGGCGTTCCCGTCGTGCCGTCATAGCCCTGCCGGATCGCGGTCGGCGAAATGGCCTTCAACGGGCGGTCGGGTGAACCTTCTTCGTAAATCGCCCGCATCGCGAGATAGTCTTCGGGCAGTGTCGTGTCTTCGCTGCTCGCCTCGCCGATAGTGGTGGCTTCCATCTCCAGCGTGCGCAGCTCGCGGTTGAACATCGCTTCGGCCATCTGGATGAAGACCGGAACCTTGTCGTTCAGATCATCTCGGTCGAGCCAGTCGTTGACCGTCGTCTTGAGCGTGGCGAGATCGGGGATTGCGCCGGGTGCGCTGATGTCGAGCGAAATTGCCATCAGCGGCTCCTCAGATGATGATGTTCCGGCATTTCAGATACCGGTAATCCGAACTGTTCAGCAGCCGCTTCACGCCGTCTCTGTGTGCCGGGTTCCAGGCATTGACGCCGTGCTTGACCAGCCATTCATACATCACGCCAACAGGGATTTCGGCGACCTTCTCATTGT